ATTTCAACTGAACACTAAAAGTATCTTCTTAACTTATCCACAGTGTGACTTTCCCCTCAACGATTTCTTATTAAACATCGATATCTTTTTCGGAGAAAACATTGAAAAATGCATAGCCAGTCAAGAACTTCACATGGACGGAAACAAACACCTTCATGCAGCAATCTGCCTGAAGAAACCGTACCGGTCAAGAAGCGCAGACTGCTTGGATCATCTTGCACTTCAACACCCCAACATCTCGGGGAGATTCAAGGGGGGATGGAAGAAGGCCTTCAAGTATGTGATGAAAGACGGGAACTACCTTACCCTTCCCAGGGAGATGAACCTGACAACCCTATTATCATCAGGGGACAAGAAGACGGAGAAGATCTCAACCCTTCTCAGGTCAGGAGCTTCCTTGGATGCGATCGACGACCAGGAACCCGCGTATATGCTGATGCACCTTCAGCAGGTGCAACGCTACGCCTCCTTTCTCGAGCTGAAGAAGAAACGAGCAGAATTTGCTCAGGGCCAACTGAGGAAGGTCCTTGTCGAACCTGCAGAGCACTACTCTTCCGATTGGAACAAGGAGATTGCTTCATGGCTAGAGACGAATATTCGACAGAAGAGATCTCATCGTCAGAAACAACTCTGGATCAAAGCTCCTCCGGGAGCGGGGAAGACTTCATTGATTATGTGGTTGGAAGACACTTTTAACTTATCCATCTACTACTGGCCAAGAGATGAGAAGTGGTGGGACGGATATTCAGACGGTTGCTATGACCTGATTGTCCTTGATGAATATCGTGCCCAAAAGATGATCACCGAACTCAATCCAGTATTGAGCGGTGATAGAACCCCTGTCTCAAGAAGAAACCTCCCTGCTTATGTCAAGAAAGATAACCTCCCTGTAATTATCTGCTCCAACTTCAATCCAATTGAAGCCTACCATAAGGTCCATATGAGTCAACTGCTACCCCTACTCGACAGGCTCGATATGATCGAAGTGCCTGATCTCGGTGTTATTCGAATCGTTGAGAAACTCCCTGTACCATTGTCCCCTACAGTCGTGTTCGATGACACTCCTGAAGACCCTCCTTTGTCTCAAAGTCCTCCGTCCTTCTCAACAGGAGGGCAAAGTGTGTTTGAAAGATCTTACCATTTACACGGTAAGAATCACCCAACCTGGATCAGTTTGGGTAACTTCATTCAATCGCAAAGTGATGAATCCTTTGCTGCTGCTGACGCACGTTTTGCTATGCTTGATTAAAACTCATTTAAATCTATTATCTGCCTTTTTCACTGCTGGCCCTCTGGACCAGAACTCGGCACCAAGGTCCCTCGTAGACCTCCGCACTACGTGCTGCGGTAGACCTCCGCGCTGCGCGCTGCGGTGAAGACCTGCGGTCGCCTGACTCCGCACTACGTGCTACGTCCAATTGTTTTGGCGGGCTAGTGGGAGTGGGGAGTATGCCGACATAGGTAATATTAGTGCTATGTCGGCCTCCCACTTGCTCCACTTTTTTTTAGGCTCCGCCTCTTCCGTAACCACTAATATATATTAGTTAGCTTAACTATGAGAACCCCTCCTTAATCGAACAGCCAATCAGAAAATTCGAGAACTTTTTTCTTTTTTTCTTTTTTTGAATTTTAAAAAGAGACAACTTTTAAAAATGTCATACGTTCCACTGAAAGCCAAATCAATGACCAGAATGGCCAGAGCCATGAAATCAAAAGAACTCAGGGCAAGAAACAGGTCAATCCAACGAGCAATCCTACGAGGAACTGCAGCTGCCGCCTCCTCTGGACCCTCAAGAGGAATCGGGCCGGTCTATGGAAGACCCTCAGGCAACGAAGTCAAAGGTGTTGATACTGACATCTCACAAACCGTTATCGCAACAACAACCACCAATGGAAGCATCGATGTGCTCAATCTGATCGAGCCTGGAACCGGTTCATGGAACCGAGTTGGACGTAAGACCGTCCTCAAATCTGTGAGAATCACTGGAGTTCTTCAATGGGTTAACACACCAGTCCTCGCTACCGGTGTAGGAAGAATCTCTCTCACCCGCTGTGTGCTTGTCTGGGACAGCCAACCAGGAACAACGATTCCAATCTTCAGCGACATCTTTGGCACCACATTGCAAACTGGAGCAGAGGCTGTGACCACCGTATTTGATCCACTGAGGTACGACGCGATGGAACGCTTCCGCGTCATTCGAGACTGGCGCTACGAACCACCCACGAGCGTACCCCTCTCACTTGGTTCAGCCCCATCTATCACCTGGGCAACAAGCCTTGACGAGTACGTCAAATTGCCTCCTCTGCAATCCAACTACTCTGGACAAAGCAGCCCTCAAACAATTGCAGACATCGCCTCCGGCGCTCTCTACCTGATCTGGAGAACCGACTCTTCCAGTGCCAACACCACATGTAATGTGGATGGCATGGTTCGCCTTCGTTATTATGATTAAAACTTGATTGGTTCAACGGAATAGCTCTCCTTCGGATCGCGGTAGTTCGAATCTAATGAGGTGTTTTTTTTTGTGCGATGCTCTACGCCAGGTGTTAATGCTAAATGAAACCTCGGCGCTGCGCTATGCTGAAGTTTTTGCAAGGGCCTCGCTACTGGCGTGAGCTCGCCTAGAGTGGACTTTAAATAAGGAAAGAAACACTGATCCAACATGTAAGGGGTAGTTATGAGTGGTAAAATATGATTGGTTCCACTAAGTGGAATGTCAGAAAGTCATTTCATAACTTTTAAGCTAGGCGCAAATGACTAAATCAAAAGCCAATCAGAAAATTCGAGAACTTTTTTCTTTTTTTCTTTTTTTTATTTTAAAAGTTTCAAAAAATCTTAAACACCCTGTGGATGTCAGAGAAATTTCAACTGAACACTAAAAGTATCTTCTTAACTTATCCACAGTGTGACTTTCCCCTCAGCGATTTCTTAACTAACATCGAAATTCACTTCGGAGAAAATATCGAAAAATGCATAGTCAGTCAGGAAGCTCACATGGACGGAAACAAGCATCTTCACGCAGCGATCTGCCTGAAGAGGCCATACCGGACAAGAAGCGCCGATTGCTTAGATCATCTTGCGCTTCAACATCCCAACATCTCGGGGAGATTCAAGGGGGGATGGAAGAAAGCCTTCAAGTATGTGATGAAGGACGGGAATTACCTCCTCCTTCCCAGGGACTTGGACGTTCAAGCTCTTTTATCAGCTGGAGACAAGAAGACGGAGAAGATCTCAACCCTAGTGAGGTCAGGAGCTTCCTTGGATGTGATCGACGACCAGGAACCCGCGTATATGCTAATGCACCTTCAGCAGGTGCAACGCTACGCCTCCTTCATCGAGCTGAAGAAGAAACGGTCAGAATTTGCAGTGGCCCAACTGAAGAAGGTCCTTGTCGAACCTGCCGAGCTCTCTTATACCGACTGGAACAGGGAGATTGCCTCATGGCTGGAGAAGAATATTCGACAGAAGAGATCTCATCGGCAGAAGCAGCTTTGGATCAAAGCTCCGGGGGGAGTGGGGAAGACGACGACGATTATGAACCTTGAAAAATGGTTCAACCTCTCAATCTACTGGTGGCCTAAAGATGAAAAATGGTGGGATGGATATTCCGATGGTGCCTTCGATCTGATTGTCCTTGACGAATTTCGCGCTCAGAAGATGATCACCGAGCTCAATCCAATATTGAGCGGTGACCCCCATCCTTGCTCAAGAAGAAACAGTCCTCCTCTGGTCAAAAGAGATAACCTACCCGTGATAATCTTGTCGAACTTCAATCCTATGGAATGCTATCATAAGGCTCATATGACCCAACTTGCTCCTCTCCTTGACAGGATCGATATGGTTGAAATCCCTGAAGGTGGCCTCATGCGAATTCAAGAGCGAGCTCCCGCCCCTGCATCACCTACGGTTCTGTTCGATGACACCCCTGAAAGTCCCCCATCATTTGGACCCATTCCAAGTGCTATGGAGCGATCGTACACTCTCGCGGGACGAACTTATCCGGGAGATCCAATCTGTGACTATAATTCATCTGACGATGAATCGGTTTGGAGATACGACGCTGTCACTGCCAACTGGAGTCGCTATGAATAAAACTCATACTTCATTTTATTCTACTTTATTGCTTTTTCGATACTAGCCCTCTGGACTAGACCTCCGCACTGAAGTGCTGCGGTAGACCTCCGCGCTGGCGCTGCGGTCCTTGACTCCGCGCTAAAGCGCTGCGTCCGATGGTTTTGGCGGGCTTGTGGGAGTGGGGAGTATGCCGACATAGGTAATATTAGTGCTATGTCGGACTCCCAGCTTGCGCCCCATATTTTTTGCCTCCGCCCTCTCAATCCACTAATATAGTTATAAGTTAGCTTATATATGGGACCCCCCCGAGG